TCCATTGCGCGTTCGGCCTTATTCAAACCGGACACCAACGGCGCGATGTTCGCGAAGAACCGAAGGTTGATTGATGAAAGATTCATTTGCCGCCGAATTTCTTGTTTATTGCATCTAAAACCTCACCGCGTGACCACACGCGTTTCGGTGCTTGTTTTTTCATTTCCCACGGGAACGTCATCAATTCCTTTGGCTTGATGCGCTTTTTCGTATGGGGCGCAATCGTCACCGATGCAATCCACCGGGCGCGTTCCCAGTCGCCGCGGTATTGCCTTTCTAACTTTTCCGAATACCCGTTGGACATATTTTGAAATTCCCGCGGGGTCATATCGTAAAAATCCGACGGCCTCAAACCCAATTGACCAAACGCGTACGATTCCAATGTGTCCCACGTTGGTGGTTCGGAATCGCGGCCCTCACCGCGTTGGCCGTCTATTTTTTTTCCTCGCCTCCGAATTGCTTGTTGAACGTGTCAAACGCGCGTTCCAAAATCGAATTGTCGTCATCTAAAAAATCACCGATGTCGTCAACCGATAAACTGAACGGCATTTTCTCCTTTCGTGCGCCATCCTTAAAACCACACCAAACCAATTTGATTGCGTGATCCAACGTGATGGTGTTTTGTAGATTTTGCAGTTCGCCCAATGTCGTGCCGGTGATAGCCGTGAATTCACGCAATGCATTGAACCCGAATCGTACCGGATAGCGTTTGCCGTTAATCTCAATAAACTCAACCATAGAAAAAAAAATAAGGGGGACGGCGTTATTACCGCCCCCACAAATTTACAAAATTAGTTTGTTGATTCAGCCAACGCGCCCGTGCCTTCAAAACTGAAGGACATTGAAACGTTGTCCTCCATTCCCGACTCTTGGTCCAAACTGGTCAAGTAACCTTGACCGGAATAGTACTTTTCGTCGGTAGTGGTGGAGCCGAATTTCACATACAATTTGGTGCGACCGGTGAGGTAGCCCCAAAGATCGGAATATCCGTCTGCGCTTGCAATGTTGTAAGTCACCAAACCATCGCCCGAAAGGGACCACGATTTTTGACCCTCCAACAATTCGCGCCAACCGGCCGAATCCTTGTTCGATGTGTCACGCGTTTCCATTGAAAGGGAAAGCGAGGCACTCGTACAACGACCGACCTCGGAATAGGTAACGCCGTCGGTGCTGAATTGAATCAGCACATCGGTTGCGTTCATGATGCTTGTTGATGCCGCCATGATTATTGTTGATTTTTAGATTCGGATTTAAGTTGAAGGAACCCATGTTCCTCCAATTGTTTGGCAATATGGTTGGGGACCATTACGCGTGAACCTGCCCGAACAACGCGGTTGTTCATGATTTCCCAATCCTTCGCCAGTTTGACCTCTTTCATTTCATTTTAGGATTTAATTACTCGAAACGTCAAATCGACCTGCGATCCGAAGGTACGTTCGTCCTCGGAAAACAAATCGCGTTCGCCGTCATATTTGCACGATTGAACAACCACCCCGCGGATGGTTTCATTCATGCGGACGAACGCGGTTCGTACATATCCAATGGCGTCTTGCACATCGGAATATTTCGTCGAAATCAATGTGATTCGTACCAATACGTCATCGACGTGTGAATCGCTATCCTTTGACATTGATGTCGTGACGTTCACGACCTCATAAATAGCAAACGGGGACGTTTGCCGTTGCGCCCCAATCACCGGGAACACACGACCATCAAACAACGAATTCAAATTCGTGTCCGTGTCGAACTTATATTTGATGACCTTACCAATCATGACAACACACGATTGAATGTTTTTTCAATGTACAATTTCGCATTGTGCGTGAAATAGGCGACGACCTGCGAAATCGTCGACGCCTTTGCGCGGTCCGCAAATCCTTTGTTTGCGCCCTTATATTGTGAACCGCCACCATCGCGTTTGTTTCCGCCAATGAGGCCGCCATAGTTTAGGAAATGCGCAAACCAACCGCCCTTTTCGGGATCCTTGAATGCCCCCTTCACGATTGGCCCAACCCAATATCCCGTTGTCAATTTCGGGTTGCGTGTTTTTGATTTACGAATGCCGATTGAATTTTGCAATTGACCCGCCGTGATTTCGGCATACACCCCACCATTGCGGTAAACCTTGAATTCGCCATCCTTGAAATCCTTGATATTTGATTTCATCGCGTCGCGTGTGATAAACAACGAACGACGTTGAATGTTGCCCAATTCTTTGGCGTCTAATTTCTTGCCGAACTTTTCCAGTTCCGCAACAACCTTTTGGAATTCGCGTTGCAATTCCATTGAATCGATTCCGATTCCGGCCGCATCACCACCCTTTGCCGTGTAATTCCGTGCCATCAATCGGTAATTTCCGTGGTTATACGCATGAACGCCTTTCGTGCGTCCTCATTGATGATGCTTTGGATTTTGTAGGTGTTGCCACGATACACAATCCGCATTTGTTCGTTCAAATTGGATTTGTAACGAACAATGAAATCCACTTTTTTTGTGGCGACAATTTGATTGCCCTTTTCCGCCTCGTTTCCGCTTCGTTCCTCAACCTTCGCCCAAACATTCGCAAGGGTGGAAAAATCAACGTTGTTTTGCCCAAAAAAATCATCGGACACGCCACCAATATTTTGGATGTCGGTCACGACGCACGTTGTTGTTTCCGTTTCGCCGAAATCGTTTGTGACGCGCGTTGTGTATTCGTCAACAAATTCGGTCGCGTTTATTTCCGCCGCCGAAAATGTTTGAATCGTGATGCGCTGATCAAGGTCCCCCGGATTCATTAGAACGTAAACACGCGAAACGGGTTCCACAAATATTCGGATGCGGTCGGCAAACGCTTGACCGAATCAATCCGATTTTCGTACATGTCCGCAATGACCAACAAAATCCCCTGCCGCAATGGTGCGGGGACATCGGATGCGGACGAATAGCCAACGACGTATTCAACAATCACGGCGTTGGTCGTGTCTTTCGTGCTGAACCACCCATCCTCGGAAATGATTCGCGATGGTTGCGAAATCAAATCGGTCCGATATTTATTGGCGGCAATCGTTATTTCATCACCCGAATCATTGATGTATTTCACGGACGAAACCGATTGCACGGGACCGCGGGACAAATAGATGATGTCCTTATCGGCCGGCGTGTAATCCGGGAACATGTCGTAAAATTCATCAATGGTTGTCGTCATCAAAATTTGCCGCGTGTATTGTTCGCACAATTGACGCGCGGCGGAAATCATGATGCCCAACGTGGTATCGTCGTCCGTATGGTCGACACGCAAAAATTCCTTCACGTCGGTCAACGACAATGGTTCCGAAACCGCGGGGGTGATGATTGAAATGCTCATCGCTTTTCGCCTTTCTTTTTGATGGCACGTTCGGCGCGTTGCGCCGCAGGTTTAGCCACGGGGATTGCGTGTCCCGCGGCGATGTGTTGTTCCGCAACATCGTTGGGGAGGGTTACGCGCTCCCCAACGGGGAACGCGAACCCTTTACCAACAACGTGTTGAATGAATTCAACCTCCATCATCGATTAGGCCATCGTGATGTAACGGAATGCGGCGTCATCGATTGAACCGGCATCCTTACGAGAGTAAGCGATGAATCCGACCAACAATGAATCAGCGTAACGCTCATTCAAACGCAACATTTGAACACCTCCGGCATTGCGAACGACGTACTTGTCGAAGTCACCAACAACAATCGGCTTCGCCGTGGTTGCGATGTCGGCCACGTCATTGTTCACATAGGCGGGAACACCGAAGATACGATCGGGTTCGCCGGCGGCCATTGACGGAATGAATACGGGGAAGTCGTTAGATGAACCAACACCAAGTTTGCGGATGGCGGCCATCGTGTTGTCGTTAGCCATCAAAGCGAATTTGGGGCTATTGCGGTACGACTTGTCAACGCTATGGATCAATTCGAGAATCTCCTGCGCCGTGATAGCCGTGGCGGATGCCGCGGTAAGGGCGGAAGATGCCGCGGTGATAACACCCGTAGGTTGTGAAGAACCGGTACCGGTGGTGAAGTGTGCGTTCGTACCGCGTGCGATACGTTGACCCAACGTGTCAACCAAGAATGAATCGAGGTTGAATGCGCTATCCTGCATTAACTGATAAGAAACTTTAACAACCTTTGAAGAGTACGTATAGGCACCCAAGTTCAAAGCGGCGAACGTCATGTCGGAAACGGTTTCGGCCGAACCTTCGGAAAGGATAGCACCAACAATGCTTGTATCATTAACCTTTGGATAAGGCAATGGTGATCCGCTTGTCGTATTCAACACTTGTGCAAGACGTTCAACCTCACCGGTGAATTTCGTTGCAATTGCAAGTGCGTTGCTATAATCCTCGGGGATAAGGAAACCGCCATCGGCGTCGGGGGTAGTCAATTGGGGATCGGTTCCGCGAACCTCCATCATCGCTTGACGCTCCTCGGCGTTCAAACCGGCCATGCCACGGCGAAGGTACTTACTGAATGCCTCGCCCTTCGTAACGGCTTGACGCTCTGCAACCTCTGCGCGCTCCTCTTTTTTGGCGGCAAATTCGCGCTTCAATTCCTCGGCGCGCTCAATGCG